ACCGATGCAAACTACATTAGAGGGAAAAGGTTTATATGGCTCTATGCTATCTCAACCAGCCCAAATAATGAATGACAAGAAATATGATTGGTTTCTTGATTCACTTAATCAAAAAGGAATGATGTTAGGCGGTGCGGTGGATGCCCCACGATTTGCCCAGCACTCTCCGAAGTTTCAAGAAAAAATAAAAATATCTGAATTTTTTAACAGCCGATTATCCGATGATAAACAAAGAGGATTATCCGCTTCTAAAATTCCAGGAACATTCAAGTCTGTACAAACCTTAAAAAATAGCTATGCTCCTTCAGGACGAGATGATAATAATGTTATTTATCACACTTCCACAGGAGGGCATTACAATAATGATGGAAACTTCATCACGGGATATGGACAACAGGCACGATATGGTTCCATGACCGATGCCATAGACACCATTACGGCAGCAGCACAGTCTGGTAACACCAATACCATTCCATCGAAATTCGATCAGAAGTGGTATGACAAGCAAATGAAAAATGTTAATTTAACTACTTCTCAAAAGAATGAGTTGAAGGATAGTTGGAATAAAGCTAAAAAAATAAAACCAGTAGTGTCGGAAGGTAAAGTTAAATATACAGGAATAAAACAAAAAGATACCTCTAAAAAAGATACTTCTAAAACTACTTATAAAGATACAGCACAAGACAAACAAGAAAAGAGAGATCAAGTAAAAAAAGAAACAGCCAAATATAAAGATACAGCTAAAACAGGAGCTAAAGCTGGATATAGTTACGGTTTATAATGGGTTTAGACAAAGAAAAGTCAAAAGGAATACAAGCTAAAAGATTTTTAGAGGATGAGATTTTCACCAATGCGGTGAAAAGAATCCGTCAGGCGATTGACCTTGAATGGAAAAATTCGCCCATGCGTGATTCGGAAGCACGGGAGTGGCTTTATACACTCTCAAAGGCTTTAGATATGATTGTCAACGAGATTACTTCTGTTGCGGAAACAGGAAAATTGGCGAACAAGCAATTATCTAAAGAGCACAAAGATACTTTGTATCATTAATTTTAATTAAAATTAAAGGAGAGAACAATGGCAGACACGCCTGCAAAGGAATCTGCATTGAATCAATTTCAAGCAGAAGAAGCTCTCGTCAACCTTTTGGATAATTCCAAGGCCACAGGGAACGAGGAGCAAAAATCATCACCCAAAGAAGAAACGAAAAGTGATGATCCACAGGAATTAACCCCTGACGATTTGGATTTAGTATCCGAGGAAACCACAACTTCGCAAGACGAGAAACTTTATGAAGTCAAAGTCAATGGCAAGATGCATAAAGTTACCCTCGAAGAATTGACGAAAGGTTACTCCAAAGATTCTGATTACCGACAAAAATCTGCGAGATTATCCGAAGATCGTAAATCCGTTGAGGATGAACGATTGAAGATAATGGATCAGATGAATGTGGCAAATCAAGAGAGAGAAAAATATGTTCAACGGTTAAATGAACTTTCATCTCAAATGGTAGAGCCGAAAGTGGACGAGGCGGAATTGGATCGCATTTACAATGAGGACCCAGCCGAGTATGTCCGCAGGCAAGCTCAAATATCAAAACAGAGGGACGCTCAAGCAAAAATAAAAACCGAGCTACAATCAGAAAAGCGTAAGAACGAAGAAGTCTATCAGCAAAAACTTCAGAATGTTCTTGTAAAGGAACAGGAGTTGTTAGCGGAGAAGGCACCCATATTTGGTGATCCCGTTAAAGGGGAAAAAACCAGAAGGGACTTAACGAATTTCTTGAAAAGAAAAGGTTTTGGCGACCAAGAACTGAACGCACTTACCGACCACCGAACTGTACTGATGGCGTATGATGCCATGCGAATGGACCAATTACGCACAGCAAAGTTAGATGGAAAGAAAGTGAAGAAGGTTCCCAAGGTTGCAAGCACGAGCCGATCTCATAGTGTAGATGAAGGGGAAATGACATCAGTGGACAAGGCCTTAAACCAACAACGCAAATTTAGTAACAGGGGTAATAACCAGGCGACTAAAGATGCGATGAAAGCATGGTTGGAGGCTTCACAAAAATAAACACATAGGAGGAAAATCAAATGTCACAACCAGGTGGAACTTTTGATACTTATGATATGTCGGGAATCCGTGAGGATTTAGCGAATATCATCTACAACATCTCTCCTACTGAAACTCCATTTTTCTCGATGAGCGGTAAAGGCAAAGCCCATAATACTCAATTCAAATGGTTAACGGATTCACTTGCTGCTGCGGCAGATAACCTAAAAATTGAAGGTGATGATTATACGGGTGCGGCTTCAACCGCTACAACCGAGTTAAATAACTACACGCAAATCTCTGCAAAAAACTTTATCGTAACAGGTACGGATGATGCAGTAGACGCAGCAGGAAGAACTACGGAATTAGCGTATCTCCTTGCGAAAAATGCGAAGGAGTTAAAGAGAGATGTAGAATTTGCACTCACAGCCACTAACACAGCTAAAGCGGTAGGTTCATCTACCGTAGCCCGAAGAACTGGCGGAGTGATGACTTGGATCGCAACTAACCAAAGTGTAGGTACGGGCGGAGCAGCTCCCACAGGAGATGGTTCCGATTCCAGAACTAATGGTACACAAAGAGCTTTCGCAGAATCACAATTAAAAGCAGTTATTAAAGCGGCTTATGATTCTGGCGGAAACCCTGATGTTATCATGGTTGGTGCGTTCAACAAGCAACAACTTTCTACTTTCACAGGCAACAGCACGGCAATTCGTGATGTTCCTGCTAAAACAGTAATAGCGGCAGTTGATGTCTATGTTTCAGATTTTGGAGAAATGTCAGTTGTTCCTAACAGGTTCATGTCGAATAGATCGGCATTTGTTCTTGATAGTGAATACTGGGGTTACAATTTCTTGAGAAATTTCCAAACTCACGAACTGGCAAAAACTGGCGATAATACTCACATGCTCTTATTAGTTGAAGGTGGTCTTGTATCACGCAACGAAGCGGCATCAGGTATTGTTGCAGATTTAACAAATTCTTAATTTTAGGTTAAGTTAAGGAAACCTAGGGGGCCTTCATAGGCCCCTTATTTATTGAAGATCGAAAGATCAGAACGATAGAGGAAATAAACTATGAGAACTTTAAACGATTATTTTATCATGGGTGGCAACATGACTGCCATTCAAACAGCAGACAACGAAAGTCCAGTATGCGTGATTCCTGATAGAGGAATACTCAAAGCAGTCTGGATTAACTGTCATACAGTTATTGATGCAACGACAACTTTCGACATTATGAAAAATGGTTCGGATACATCTGTTGATGCAACTTTAGCTGATGCAACAGCCGATGAAACAGGAGTGGAACTATCTCTTGGTGGCACCATACAATTAGAGGCTGGAGATGCAATCAACTTAAAAAGTAACGGTGAACAATCTGCCTCAACTACAGCAGACTTGACTTACATCATTCGCAGATAAGGAAAATCATGGCAAGAGTATATTATTATAGACCAATTAAATATACTGTTCAGGACCATTCTGGTGCGGGTGTTTTAACGACCGACATAAGTGCGGAAATCAATGTTGTTAATATTTCAACAACTATTGATTGTTACTTCAAAGTAGAGGGAACCGCAGCAAGCAAAGATGGCATGTTATTAAGTGCTGATGGAGATATAACAATCAAAGTCAGTCCTTCTGATACCATTTCAGCGTATGCGACAGGAGCAGGTCAAATATCAGTAACGGAGATGTCTGAATAGTGAGTAAAAAATTACCTATTGAGAATACAGGGGTTACTCAAACTACTGTTCATAGTGATGAAGGTGAGGGTAAGATACACATAGAAACCACACAAGATGTTCAACCTGTTTTAGAAGAAAACAAGATTAAGCATAACTTGGGAGAGTTTCACAATAAGAAAAAGGATTGGTATCACGCAGCAAGTATTCCATTGGTGGTTGTTCAGCAACTGTCCAAGAAAGGAATCATGCACCCTCACGGAGCTATCAAGGACAAGAAACGATTTAAGAAATGGATGAATGATCCTGACAACAGGGCGTTTCGTATTTGGCAAGGAAATTTATAATGGCACTAGATTCGTATTCAAACTTAAAAACAGCAGTAGCCAACTATCTGAACAGAACAGATTTAACGAGCTATCTCGATGATTTCATAGATTTAACAGAGGCAAGACACGCAAGAGAACTGCGTTTAAGACCAACCATCATCATTACCACAACCAATGCAACAGGAGGAAACAATAAGATTCCTCTGCCCAGCGATTATCTGCAATTTGTTTATGTTCAACTTAATTCAGGTAGTAAGAATTTTCTTCAGTATATGTCCCCTAATGAAATTAGCAGGATATATCACAGCCAGGGAAATGCAGGTCCCATTTACTACACCATTCTTGGTGATAATATTATGTTTGGACCGACACCATCAGGTAATAGTGAAATAGAAATGTGCTACTACAAGAAAGTGCAGGGGTTAAGCTCAACAAATGCCACCAATGAAATTCTAAAAAATTACCCTGATTTATATTTATATGGTTGCCTGTTAGAGGCACAACCTTTCATCATGGCCGATGAACGATTACCCGTATGGGCAGAAATGTATCAGACGGCTGTTCGTAATGCGGAAGATGGCGATGCAAAAGAAAAACATTCTGGTTCCCCGTTACAAATGACACCATCGGGAGCATTTGCCAAAGCAAGAAGTTGGCCGCAAACTAATGTAAGTGCGTAATGATTCCTTTTGGCGATTATATTCCAGATGCCAACCCATTCATGAGTGGAGGGGCGACAAAGGCGAATAATGTCATACCAAACTCTGATGGCTACAGGGCGTTACCGAACTTTGCGTCAAGAAGTGATGCTCTTACCAATGAGGCGAGAGGACTATTCACTTCCTTTGCCATTGATGAAAATGGCAAGACAGATACAACATTATTTGCAGGTGATAAGGCAAAACTATATAAATATGGATCAGCACAAACCTGGTCGAATGTTTCCATAGCGGCAGGCTATGACGGACTGGATACAGAAAACGATAGAACTTATTGGAGCTTTACACAATTTGGAACAAATATCTTTGCAACAAATTATGTAAATCCCATTCAACAGTTTGACTTGGATAATTCTTCCTTGTTTGCCAATATTACAACAACAACAGGAACAGCACCACAAGCTAAATACATGGCTACGGTAAAAGATTTCCTGATGACAGGATTTACCAAGGAATACCAGACGGCAAAGACATTTGATTCGAATGCCATTGCAGGTAATGCAATAACCATTACCGCACACGGATGGCTCACAGGCTATACCGTGGTCTATGACAATAACGGTAATACAAGTTTAACGAATTTGACTGACGGCTCTGTCTACTATGTGATTAAGATAGATGCCGATACAATAAAATTAGCAACCTCCCGAGCTAACGCTATTGCAGGAACAGTAATCACTTTATCGGCAACAGGCGGATCAGAAACCCATAAGCTACAGCAATATACTGTTAACAAACAGCGTGTTCGTTGGAGTGGGTTGAATGATACGGCTACATGGGAAGATGGAGGACAATCATCCCAATCCGATTTTCAAGATTTAGTTTCAGCAGTAGGTCCGATTACAGGATTGATCGGAGGAGAATACCTCACCATCATCACAGAACGAAGTATCATTCGTGGTACTTATGTGGGTACTCCTCTGGTCTTTCAGTTTGACAAGGCGGCTGACAATCTAGGAAGTTTCGCACCTCGAAGCATAACAGCTTGGGGACGATTGGTTTTCTTTTTATCTGATGACGGTTTCTATATGTTTGATGGTATCAATGTGAAGCCTATCGGAGCGAACAAGGTTAACAAATATTTCTTCAATGACTTGATTGGAGCAAAACTAGACGGAATTTGTGCAGCGATTGATCCGAAGAACACCACAGTTATGTGGAGTTATGCAGGAGAAGGATTTGACGGTTCCACCAATAACAAGCTAATGATTTACAATTACAGTTTGGATCGTTGGTCCACAGGGGAAATAGACTTTGAGTTTATGAATACATCAGCTCAAGAAGCCTTTTCCTTGGATGCCCTTGATGAAATTTCAACGGATTTGGATTCACTTCCTTATTCCCTGGATTCATGGGCTTGGCTGGATGGCGATATTGGCATAGGTGGTTTCAATGGTTCTCATAAGTTTGGAAAACTGGCTGGAACTAATGCCACGGCAACCATAGACACAACAGAATTTGAAGGAGCAAAAGGAAGGCGTTCCACACTTACATCGGCAACACCGATCATTGATGGAGGAACAACAACCGTAACACCAATTACAAGAGCAAGTCAGGCAGATGGCCAAACAGTAGGAACGGCAGTCAGCATGACAGATACAGGAACAACACCAATACGGTCAACAAGCCGTTTTCATCGTTTGCGATGCACATCAACAGGATCATTTACCACCCTTAAAGGAGTGGATGTATCCGCTAGACCAGAAGGATTACGATAATGGCAACAACAATTACAGCAGCAACCCTCAAGGTTACAATCAAGGAAGAAATTTTATTAAATAACATAGACCAGGGAAATGAAAATATTCTTTCCATCTCTAGCATTAACGAGATTTCTCACCGCATTGTTACGCTGCCAAGCGACAACTCAACAATAGCATTAATGGATTTCAGTACCGTAGCAGGTGCAGGACAATTCATTACAGGTGATGTTAAGTATATTCGTATCACTAATAAGGATGATACTTACGGAGCATATATCAATCTTACAGGAGCTGCGGAGAACGCTTGGATAGTAGTGGATGCAGGAAAATCCCTTATTGTAAGCGGAGCTTCCTCGATGTTGGATGCAGTAGCAAGTGGAACGGTATCCGCTCCAAGTGTGGCTGATTTAACTTCGGTCAAGGGACGATCCGTTACTTCGGCTCAAACAGTAGATTTGGATATTTATGTAGCGTCTGTGTAATGGCTGACAATCAATATCCATTAGCACCCTTATACTTACCAGACAATGACGAGCATTTGCGTATCGTAAGTGTTTATCTCAATAACACCATTTCTGGGAAACTGAACTCCACAGGAACGGTAACTTTAACAGCGAGTTCAACGACAACTACTTTAACCGATGCAAGAATAGGTGGTAATAGTGTTATTTTGTTCATGCCGATTACGGCAAACGGAGCAACAGCCAGAGCTAACTTGTATGTATCGGCTAGAGCGGATGGGAGTGCGACTTTAACCCATGCCTCAAGTGCAAACACAGACCAAAACTTCGCCTACATCATCATCGGATAGTGAAATATCCTTTGTTCCCATAGACCATATTGGACCCTTATGGAAGCAGGTTGAAAAACATTTGGAAAA